TTTAGCGATAGGTGCATCTGAACTTGCATCTGCAAAAGCTGTAGAACTGTTTACGTCAAAAGACTGTATCTTTTCAGAGCCATTAGAAGCAATTGCAAGACTACCAAACTGTAAGAATTGCCATCTGTTTGTACCTGTATAACCACCTGCTTTAGACTCGTCTACTAGAGATAAGTCAGTATTGTCTACTTTAAATAGTTTAGTAGCACCACCAGCAAAGATAAATACGTCATTGTCTAGTTTAGCAGCAAAGCAATTATTCAAGTCTTCTGAAGCTGCACCTGAAAATGTTACTGCTGACTTAAATGGACCATATCCTACAGCCAAAGGAATGACATTGTTAGCTTCTGATACAGAGTCTAAAATGCTAGGTTGGTCAGGTAACCATTCTTTAAATGCTATACGTTGTGTAGGCATATTAAGCCTTCATAATAAATGCTAATGCGAAATAAGGCACAAGGTTAGCATTAGTACCGCTAGAGCCTTCTGTAGAATTAGCTACTGTAATACCTGTTGTTGCTGAGTTTGTTGAAACAGTACGAGAATCTGCATAAACTCCACCACTTCCTGCACCTCCAGATGCGGTTTGTCCACCATTAGTGAATGTATGAACGTGACCAGAGTCTGTTACTGTTGCAGTATGAGTATGAGATACGACAATAGCGTCTTTACTACCACCTGTTTGTGTAGAAGTACCTGTAACTGTTGTTTTAGCTGTACCAGAGTCATCAGAAAATGCACCAATAACAAACCTATTGCGTAAGTCTGGAGTACCACTAGAACCATTACATAATAACCAACCGCTAGGAATAGTTGCAATAGTTCCTGACCACATAATAATACCGCCACTAGGAAAACCACTTCCCCATGTAGGAGTGCCTGTGCCTGCTGATACAATAACTTGACCACTTGCACCTGCTGTGCCGTCTAGTTTAAATGCACCTGTAACATCTAGTGTGCCTGAAGATACTAATGTACCTGCAACTGTAAATGGGTCACCACTAGAACCATCTTGTTGGTTTTTTAATACTGACATCAAGCTACGAATAGCGTTGTTTAAGTTAGATGGTGAACATCCTTCAGCAATATTAATATTAGTTATATCCGTATTGTCTGCTGCTGTTGAACTAAATTCTGAAATTTTTGTTTTTGCCATTTGTTTTCCTTAATTAACTATCCCTGCCTTAACCATATATCGTTACTTGGAGTAGTGTCAGTCCAAGTTTCTGTTCCTGCTGTAATTTCTGTCCATGTATCTGTAGAAGGTGATATTGCTGACCATGTTTCTGAACCTGCTGATACTGGTGTCCATGTTTCTGTTCCTGGAACTACCGGTGTCCAACCTTCGCCTTGTCTTGTACCTTTAGCGGTTACACTTCCTATACCTTCTACATAAGCAAAGCCTGCAAATATAGCTTTAGCACTTGCACTTACTGTAGCAAAAGCATTTATGTGTGCATTACCTGAATTTATTAATCCACCAAGTGCTGATACTGTAGCAATTCCTGTAATAGAACCTGTTGCTGATAGTATACGGAAACCATTAGCTGTAACTGTAGCATTGGCTGTAATAGAAGCAATACCATTGTTTAGTAATGAACCTAATGCTGTAACTGTGCCTATTGCTGTAATATTTGCTGAAGCTAGTGCTATAGAACCGCCAGTAGCAGATACTGTTGCTGTTCCTAATATTGCACCACTACCAAACTGTGTTCTTGTAGCTACAGCAGATACGTCTGCAAAGCCATTTATAGATGCACTACCGAATACTAATGCACCGCTTGTTGTAACTGTAATTGTTGCAGTAGCTGTAATGCTTGCTGCAGATGTTCTAAAGCGTGTTGCAGATGCAGATACTGTCGCGTCTGCTGTTATTGCAGCAGAAGCAGTTATTATCTGACCACTTACTGCTAACGAGCTAAAAGGAGCTTGGGAAAAACTTGCTATGCCAAACATTTATTGCTCCTTAAAGTGTTACTTCTTCCCAGTTAGTAATGGATTCATTCCATTTATATTTTTTACCGTCTGTAGGCATGTCTACAGGTGACTCCCATAACCATGTTGTATTGTTTAATATCCATGATGGATAAGGTTGTGGTGCGTAGAATACGTCATTAGTAGCGTCATAAGTATAACCAATACCAGCATAGTTACCTCTCAAAGGTCTACCTTCTGGGTGTTGATTACCATGTGTGTTGTATGATGTTTGTAACCAAGTGCCAGGACTTGAGTCTACAAATGTATCAAAAAATTCTTTTTCTGCAACGATAACTTGTGTTACTTTACCGTCAGTTACTTTTGCGAAATGTGACATAGTTTTTCCTTATGCTGTGTATGAGCCAGAGGCTGTAAATTTAATGATTGTGTTAGAACCTGATGTTGTAACTGTAGGGCTTCCAGTAGTTGTACCTGAATAGTTTGCAGTTAAGACTGAAAGAATAACTACGCCACTTCCACCTGCTCCACCTGCAGATACTGGACTATTAGAAAGACCGCCACCACCGCCACCGCCTGTATTAGCTGTTCCACTACCTCCGTTTGCACCTCCACCTGTAGAACCATTACCACCACCACCTTGTCCAGAACCTGCTGTACCACCACCCCCACCACCCCCACCTGCATATGTTACAGATGAACCTGTGATAGAAGAAGCTGTACCAGAGCCGCCATTACCACCAGTAGTTCCCGAAGCAGCGGCTCCAACACCACCTGAACCACCACCACCACCATTACCTCCAGCAGCACTAGCAGTTGATCCAGCATTACCTCCAGCAGATCCTTGTCCTGAAGTACCTGCAGCACCAGACTGAGCAGGTCCATAGTTTGAGCCTCCACCGCCAGAACCACCACTGTTTGCTCCATAATCAGATGCGGAATTTGTTCTACCAGCACCACCACCACCACCAATTGCAGTAGCTATTGAACCAAATACAGAATTTGAACCATTCGTTGACCTAGCTGCATTAATACCACCCGCACCACCAGCACCTACTGTAATTGTATATACTGTTCCGCCAGTTAATGTTGCTGTACTAGTTAATAATCCACCTGCACCACCACCGCCACCGCCTTCAAAGTTACCAGCAACTTGCGCACCGCCACCACCTCCAGCACCAGCTACAACTAAATAGGATGCTGTATAAGTTTGTGATGGAATTGAATCTAAAAATCCATTATACGCAATCCATCCTTGTGTTGAATCAATATAAACAAAAGAAATAGACTGTCTATTTGTTGATAATGTTGCATTAGCAGTAATGCCATTTAATTTATTTCCATTGTCATCAACAGTTACATTATTTGTAGCCCATTTACCAGCATAATCAGTAAGTGTAATTGCATCACCTGCTGCAGGAGAAGCTGGAAATGTTACTGTAATTGCACTTGAAGTTGTATTTACAGGATAACCATTACCTGCTGTTGCATTAAAATTTCCTGTTTGAACAGATTGCCAAGCAATTGAAGGCGCACTATTAGCTATGGTTATAGAACCTGAACCATTAGTAACTAATATACCTGTGCCTGCGGTAAGAGTAGACTTAGCTAATGTATTACCAGTAGTGTTACCTATAAGTAATTGACCATCTGTATAAGATGTTTGATTTGTGCCACCATTTGCTACAGGTAAAGTTCCTGTAACGCCTGTAGTAAGAGGAAGCCCTGTGGCATTTGTAAGTGTTGTTGTTGCAGCTAAAGTACCTAGCCCAATAGCATTATTACTTCCGTCTAAATATAAACTTTTTTCGGCAGGATAAGTTACAAATACATTCTTTGTGCCTGCACTAAAGTTTACTGCTGTGCCACCATTACTAGACTCTAATATAGTATCACGAGATAAAGTAGTGCCTGAAGATGTGTAAGTACCTAGACCTACTTCCCATTCTGTGCCACCTACGATAGCGTAGTAAGTAGTATTACCATCACCTATTGCAGAGAATGACTGAAAGCCAGATACTGCACCAGCAAGCGTAAACGTGCCTGTGCCTGTGGTGGTACTTGTTTCCTGTACCCTATCCTTTACGACTAAAGGCATGAGTTATCCTTAAGCTAATGTAACTGAAAGGTTGCCTGTTGATATCTTAAAGATGTCACCAGAGTCAATAGTTTTAGATGTGTCTAATGCTGTATGGTAAAGTAAATTACCTGATGTAGCAGCATCATTAATTCCTATCCATCCAACAACACCCCAGCTAGCAGTCGCAGTAGGGAATGTTACATCTGCATCATTTAATACGTTGCCTGATGTACCTGAAGCTGTTGCAAATGATACAGCAGTTCTAGCGTAACCAGTACCAGATGTGCTAACTTCTGTACCACTACCTGCATCTGTAGGGTCTGAAGTCCATAGTGATACATAAACTGTTGCCGGTGCTGTGTATGTTGTTGCATTTAGAGTAGCATTTAAAAGTGCATTCTCTAAAAAATTACTCATTTCTGCCATAATATTTTCCTTATCGTGGTGTTACGTTTAGTGTTGTGTATGCGTATGTTTGACCTAAGTCACTCTTCTGAATATTAGCAATTGCTCTATCATATAATGCTGACCATGTTTGAACTCTAGGATCGTTCATTAAATAAGGTTCTGCTTCTGCTAATGTGGCGTAAAGTAAAGCGTCTGGGTAGTATGCTAAGAACAAGTTACTAGAAGTTGTGCTAGAAATAAATGTTGGTTGAGCATAGTATAAAATTTGAATTGTGTAATCTGTATCTTGAGTAGGTGCAAACTGAAACTCTGTACCTAACATTGTAAAGTAGTGTGAACGACCTGATAATGTTGTTTGACCATTACGGAAGAACAAGTCAGGTGTTTGGAACTCTAACAGAATAGGTGGGTTACCCTGAAAGTGCATCTCTCTTAACTCTAAGAAGTCAGTAGGAAATGCTACCTTGCTATCTGTAGGAGTAGTCGTTGCTACTTTTAACATAGCTTCTGTTCTTAGATCACGACTCATTCTTAACTGTGCCATCTGAATAAAGTCAGGTATGACGCTTGTCAAGTCTGTTCGTGCTAAGTAACTTTCTACTGTAGTTACAAAGCTACTATAAGTTGTAAATGCCATCTAATTGTCCTTTTAATCTATCCCAGCACTTGTCCATCTCATCTTTATGCCATTCACTTGCAGCTAATGAGCTTAACCATGCTGTTCTGTCAAAATATGTTAAGTTTTCTATGTCTTTAATGTTATTGGATACAGGGTTTGCAGGGCTATAAGGTGAACCTATGACAGGCACACCACGAATAAGTGCTTCTACATCTGCGACACTACCAAAACTCACAATGACATGAGCTTTTTCTAATGTTTGTTTAAAGTCACCTTCGCCTTTACGCTTAATGACAATCTTTCTCTCTGTATG